TGCCTTTGTCGGGCCTCATGTCGCGCCACATCGCGGACGTGCTGACCACCGGCGGGCGACTGGCGGGGATGCTCACCCCGAAGGACCGGACGCTCACAGAGGACGAGTTCATCGACGTCCAGCGGGCGTGGCGCAACGTCGCCTCCGACCCGCACGCGGCTCGGCGCCTGCTGCTCTTCCCCGAGCCGATGGAGTGGACCGCAGCGGCGGCCAAGCCCGAAGAGATCGGCATCCCCGAGCTTGCCACCCTCAACCGCGACGACATCCTGTCGGCCTTCCCGGTGAGCCCCTACATGCTCGGCGTGCCGATGCCGGGCGGGCTGAACAGCGGCGAGCTCCGCAAGCAGGAGCGCAAGGACTACTGGGAGGGGACCATCCACCCGCGGGTCGACCTGTGGGAGGAGGCCATCAAGGTCGACATCCTCGCCTTGTACGAGGGCGCCACGGGCCGGACCTTCGACTTCGACTTCGAGGAGCCGAACCTCGATGACGTGGCGTCGCTGATCGAGAAGGCGGCGGCACTCCGCAAGCTGTGGGACCTCGGCTTCGACGAGAAGGGCGCCATCGAGGCTGTCGGGCTGGACGGCATCAAGTGGAACGGTCGCCCCGAGCCCGAGCCGGTCGTCATCGAGCAGCCGGCCGAGACGACCCCGCCCGAGGCGCCCGTCGTCAAGGCGATCAAGACCCGGCAGGAGCGCCGGGCCGAGGCCACTGAGGCGGCCGTGGCCGAGGGACTGGCGGACCTGCGCCGGTTCTTCGCTGAGCAGCGCGAGCGCATCGCCACGAACATTCGCGCGACCATGCCGGCCCGCAAGGCGCTCCGCAAGGCCAGTCCCGACGACTGGTGGCGCGAGGAAGTCGAGGACAAGGCGCTCCGCGAGGCCATGCGCGGCCTCTATGCCGCCATCGGCCGCGAGGCCTTGCAGGTGGTGGCCGACGACCTCGACCGCGTCATCGGCAAGAGCCAGGTGGGCCGGGTCCTCGAGGGGCTGGTCCACTGGGGCGGCCAGGGCATCAAGCGCATCAACGACACGACCCGTGATGCGCTGGTCCGCGAGATCGCCGAGGGCACCCGCCGCGGCTACTCCGTGACCCAGCTGATCGAGGGCGTACCGGCCGAGGGTTACCGCGGCGTACTAGATGCCGGGCTCGACAACGGTGTCGGGGTATGGGACGAGCTGCGGGCCGAGACCATCGCCCGGACCGAGTCGATGCGGGCTTGGAACCGGGCCTCCATCGAGTCCTACAGGGACTTCGGGGTGACCGAGCTGCTGGCCTACGACGGCGACTATGACGACGTGTGCCAGGCGCGCGACGGTCAGGTTTTCACCATCGAGGAGGCGATGGAGGAGATGGAGGCCGAGCATCCGAACGGCACGCTCGGCTTCTCGCCGGTCATGGACAAGGCTGCCCGCGATGAACGGTCGGCCCTCGACCTCGCCCTGAAGCTGGTCGAGATGGCCGGTCGCCCGCCCGTGGTCAACCTCACTCTCCCGCCCTCGCAGGTGAGCGTCGGGTCGCCCGCCGTGAATGTCACGGTACCCGAGCAGCCCGCCCCGGTCGTCAACGTGGACGGCCCCGTGGTCAATGTCCCGGCGCAGGAGCCGCCGATGGTCCATGTCGAGGCGCCGGTCATCAACGTCGACGCCCCGGTGGTGAACGTGCCGCAGCAGCCCGCCCCGGTCGTCAACGTGGAGCCTCCGGTCGTCCATGTCGACGCCCCCATCGTCAACGTCGATGCGCCTGCGGTCACCGTCAAGGCCGCCGACCAGCCAGCCCCCGTCGTCAACGTGACGACCCCCGACTCCATCCGCATCACCGAGATGCCGACCCGCATGACCTCCCGCAAGGTGACGAAGCGGAACGAGCGGGGCGCGATCGCCGAGACCGTCGACGTAGAAGAGGACATCCGATGAGCAAGGGCAACACGACCGAGAACGACGTCATCTCTGCCATCTTCCACGGGACCGCGTTCTCGTGGGACGCGGAGACCGATCTCGACATCCACCTTCACACTGGTGACCCCGGCGAGGGCGGCACGTCCGCGACCTCCGAGTGCACCTACGGGTCCTACGCGCTGGTGACGGTCCAGCGCGACGCGACAGGCTGGGATGTGTCCGGCAACACGGCCAGCAACGATGACATCATCCAGTTCCCGCAGTGCACGTCGGGCTCCGAGACCATCACCCATGTCTCGATCACGCCGGGCAACAGCACACAGATCCTCTACTCGGGTGCCCTCTCGTCCTCACTGGCGGTCTCGGCCGGCATCCAGCCGCAGTTCGCCGCCGGTGCCCTGACGATCACCGAGGACTGACCCGGTGTACCGCTGCTCGGTCTGCAACGCACCCGTGCTGGTGACCCAGAAGGTCATCGTCCGCCGCTGCGCCTGCAAGGGCGCCATCGTGGCGGAGATGAAGGCGCGGATGGAGGGGCGCGGTGGGCTTCGCTAACGTCGCGGCGCTGGTCGATGCTGAGGAGGCCGGGAAGATCGTCTATGCGACCTTCCGGAAGGTACCGGCTGTCGCGACCGTCCAGGGCGTCTGGTACGACTACAGCATGGCGCCCGGCAAGCCCGGCCCGCAATACTACGCCGCTACCCCACTTGAGCACGCCCCGCTGTCCCGCAGCGCCGACGGCGGCCTCGACCACGGCGCGTCGTCCGCCCCGGCCACGAAGTACCTGCGGCGGATGATGCTGATGAACGTCACGACCGGCACCGGCTCGGGGCCGCAGCGCGTCATCGTCCTCGACTACATCGCCTTCGTCCCGTTCATCGACATGGGCACGAGCGATATCCAGTCGGTCCTGAACCCGACGTATGAGTTGCCGCGGCATAGCGATGGCGAGGGCGTGCAGATGATGGCGGTCCTCGTGGCCCCCCACAGCTCCGTCGGTGACACGTTCGTCGTCACCTATACCAATCAGGACGGCACCACCGGACGGACCACCCCGGCGCACACGATGACGACCGGCGCGGCGGTCAACGGTATCCTCCTGACGACGCAATCGTCCGGCGCAGGTCGCTTCGGGCCGTTCCTGACGCTGGCCGCTGGCGACACCGGGGTCCGGGCCATCGAGTCGGTCCAGTGCGCGGCCGGGACGGACGTGGGCCTATTCACTCTCGTTCTCGTGAAGCCCATCGCGGACCTGATGATCCGCGGGCAGGATGCTCCGGTCGAGGTGGACTTCTACACCGAGCGCGGTGGGTCCCTGCCGGCTCTCGCGGACGACGCCTACGTCAACATGATCTGCCTGCCGGTCGGGACGCTCGCCTCACGGCCCACCCTCGGGCTCGCCACCTTCATCTGGGAGTAACCGATGGGCTTTTCCTCTCTCGACGACCTAATCAACGAGACCACGACGAACGGCAAGTTCTGGCGGGCCGACTGGAATAAGCTCACCCACGCGGTCGGCACACAGGCAGCCGGTCTGTGGTACGCCCTGCCGCACTCGACCGGCAATCCGACCGCGGCGGTCCTCGGGGCGACGGGCACTAACCTCGCCTTCCACCCGTTCTGCGACCGGTCGACCGGCGCCATCCGCCACGGTGGGGATGTGACGCCCGACACGAAGCACATCCTCAACGCCTCGGCGTTCTCTGCCGCGGCAACGACGATGCCGGCCGTATTCATGCTCGTCGACATGCTCGGCTACTACCCGGTCACGACGACGACGACTACCGGCAATCAGGCGCTCATCAACTCCAAGACCTTCACCGCGACGGCCGCCACACCGACCGTCCTGACGCTCGCGGCGACGTGGGACGCCCAGACGTACACGCCCATCCGGCTGACGAACTCCGGCGGCGCCCTGCCGACCGGCCTATCGACCGGCACCACCTACTACTGGAGCCGGACCGGCTCGGGCACCGGCAACATCGCTACCAGCCTGGCCAACCTCGATGCGGGGACATTCGTGGCGGCGTCCGACACCGGCACCGGCACGCACACCGCCACCGTCTACCTCGGCGACCGCGCCCCGTCCGAGGGCGCAGGGGTGCAGGCCTTCCTCACGCCGTCCGTGGCCCTCGGCACCGGCACGCCCAACATCCAGCTCACCTACACCGACGCCGCTGGCAACACCGGCAACGTGACACCGACGACCCTGCCGATCAGCAACGCCTCGGCGCCCATCGGACAGATCGAATACAGCGGCACGGCGGCTGGCAAGTACGGCCCATTCGTCCCGCTGGCCGCCGGTGACACGGGCATCCGCCTTGTCGAGCAGTTCAGCTACAGCGCGACCCATACTTCGGGTACGACGAACGTCGTGCTCTGCCGGCCGCTGCTGACCCTGCCGATGACGACGGTCGGTGTGGCGGCCGAGCGCGACCTGGTGAATCAGTTGCCGTCGCTGCCGCGCGTCTACGATGGGGCCGGGCTGGTCTGGCTCATGTACGCCGGAGCGGCCACCCCGGTCTCGTCGGCCTTCTACGGGCACCTGGACTTCGGATGGGGTTGATCGGCAACTACGCCGTTCTCGCCAAGCACCCCGGCCGGGACATCGGCGGGGGTGCCACCGGGCTCGGCTACAATCGGTCCGACTTCGCCAAGCCGAGCATGAGGCGCGGCGCGTTCACGGGCGCCGACTGGGAGCCGAAGTCTGGTATCCCCGACGGCTACCGGCCGCCATACGCGTGGGTCCTGCCGCAGACCGCCGGCGGCCTGTCGTCGCGCAACATCGTCATCGGCACAGGCTCGCTGGTCGCCTCGGGGGCGATGGGCGTCAACGGCACCGCCGCCCTGACCGGCACAGGCTCGCTGACGGCCTCGGGCGCGCTCATCGTGTCGGCGATCGCGGCCCTCTCGGGCAGCGGCAGCATCAGCACGGCGAACCTGCTAGCCATCCTCCAGGCCGCCGCCGCCCTCTCGGGCACGGGCACCCTGACGGCCGGGTCGATGACCGCGACCGGGGCGCTGGCGTCGGACCTCGCGGGCACCGGCTCGCTGTCGGCCATCCGCTACGCCATCGGGCACATGGCGGCCGACATCACCCCGTACTCGGAGCTGTCGCCCGAGTCGCTGGCGACGGCTGTCTGGTCCGCCATCGCGGCCGACAACAATGATGTCGGCAGCATGGGCGAGAAGCTGAACGATGCGGGCTCGGGCTCGAACCCGTGGACCGAGGTCATCGAGGGCTCGTACACCGCGGCCGAGCTGCTGCGGATCATCGCTGCCGCGCTCGCAGGTGAACTGTCCGGGGCGGCCACGACGACCATCACCATCCTCGGCGTCGATGGCTCGACCGAGCGCATCGTCGCCTCCGTGACGACCGACGGCGACCGTACCGCGGTCACCCTCGACGGGTCCTGATGTTCCCCCGGCGGATGTTCCCTGGCCGCTACTTCGCCCCGACCTACTTCCCGCCGGTGGCGGGCGAGGTCGTCGTGGCGGGCGGGCATCCGCCCCGCGGTCGGGTCGTGGTGGTCGAGCCGGACATCTTCGATGACGACTTCTTCGTCATGCTGCTCTAGGAGTCACCGATGGACTACCTGAAAGCCGAGCGCGTCAACGCGACGAAGTGGCGCGTCCTCGCCATCCCGTTCGGCGGCCCCTTCGGCGGCAAGGACCTCGACGGCGAGTTCTTCAGCCCGCGGACCGACATCAAGCCGGACTGGTTCGACCGTCGGCCGCTGGTCTGGCACCACAACCTCGACCAGACGATGAAGGCCGACCCGGTTCTCGGCACCGCCGACGAACTCGACCTGGAGGACGACGGCTGGTGGGCGACGCTCTGGCTGAACCGCTCGCACCGCTACTGGGCGCAGGTGGACCAGCTGCTCGGTGCTGGCAAGGTATACGGCTCGTCGGGCTCGCTCCCGAACTTCGTCCGGACCGACGCCAAGACCGGCGAGATTCTCGTCTGGCCGTACATCGAGCAGACGCTGACGCCTACTCCGGCTAATCCCTACTCTCGGGTGGTGGCGGCCAAGGCCGCCGAGCACTTCGACCGGGCCGGCATCGGCCTCTCGCCCGCCGTGCGCGGGCTCCTCTCCGACCTCGACAGCCCACCGGCTGACCTTCGTCCTGACCTTCCCTCGGGCGGCGATGACGCGGCGATGCAGCGGCTGGAGGAAGCACTGGCCCAGCTCGAGGCCATCCTTCGCAACACCCGCGACGCTCGCTAGCGGGGTCCCAACAGGAGACCCCCCCTTATGTCGGACCTCGACCAGAGGGTCGAAGCCCTCACGAAGACCATCACCGACCTCGCCACGGAACTCCGTGACAAGTCGGACCTGCCGATGGACCGCATCACGGCCATCGAGGCCGAGATCGCCACGAAGTCGGCGCAGATCGACGAGCTGCTGCTGGAGAAGCGGCAGAAGGAACTCGACGACAAGCTGAAGGACCTCGACGAGCGCGTCAAGGCCTTCACCCGCACCACGGCGCAGTCCAAGGCTGCCGCCATCCTCGCGGGCGTCGGCGCCGCCGAGCCGGCCGTCAAGAGCGTCGGCAAGTACAGCGAGGTCAACTTCCTCTCGGCGCTCGTCGCCCGTCGCTTCGGCGATACCGACGCGCAGGAGTTCGTCAAGGCAGTCCTCGGCACCTCGACGGCCACCGGCCAGGCGATCGTCCCCGGTAACTTCGTCTCGGCACTCGTCGAGCAACTGGCGCTGACGAACGTCTACCGCGGCCTCTTCGAGGTCACGAACGGCGTCCAGGGCGCCGGCGTCAACATCCCCTACGAGGCGACCGCCGTCACCGCGGCTCTCCTCCAGGGGGCCTACGGCTCGAACAAGGACATCCGCGACTTCCAGTTCAACTCGGCGACCGCGACGCTCTACACGATCGCCCAGATCGCCGACATCGGCAATCAGCTCCTCCGTCAGTCGAACGGGGCGGCCGAGCGGGCGGCTCGCCGCCGACTCGCCCAGTCCATCGGCATGACCGAGGCGACCTACATCACGAACGGCTCGGGCTCCAGCCAGCCGCTCGGCTTCTTCCCGGCCCTGCTCGCCTTCGGCGACGTCGCCGCGTTCAAGACCACGTTGTCCTCGGAGCCCCGACTGGCCGCTATCGCGCGCGGCATCGCGGCGATGGAGACGCGCGGCGTGATGCGCGACAACCTCGTCATCGTCATGGACCCGACGTCCTACTGGGAGACCGCTTCCGAAGGCCTCGGGACCTCCTACGCGGGCGGCTGGGCCGTCGACCCGGCCGGTGGCGCGGCGGCGAACCCGCCCATCACCTCGGCGTGGGGCGTCCCGCTCCGCTCCGACCCGAACTGGCCGGCTGCCTACGTTGGCACCGCGCTCATCATCGACCGTTCCGAAGTGGACATCTTCACCGGCGCCGAGTTCCGGATTGACGTGTCGAGCGAGGCGGGTAACCGCTTCGACCAGAACGTCACCGGGTTCCGGGCCGAGGAGGAGTTCGCCTTCAACGCCGAGCCCGCCGTTCGCACGGGCCGCGTCCAGAAGGTCATCGGCCTCTAGTCGATCCCTCGGCCCGCAGCGCAGGGCCGACATCGCAGCTTCGCGGGGTGTGCTGTAGAAACACCCCGCACCTCATGTCAGTCGGGCGGCCGGCCGCGAGCACCGGCCGTCCGACTGACACCCACCACGGAGGGCTCGCACCCGTGCAGATGTACGATGTACGCACGCCCCACGGCCACCCCGCGAGGATGGCCTGCCGGGACCAGACGAACGACCTCTCGGTCGTCCACTCCATCTTCGACCACGACGAGTACGGCATCCCGGATGGCCTGACCGGGCACGCCCTCGACGTCGGCGCCCATATCGGCGCCTGGACGGTCGCGACAGCGCTCGACAATCCGGAGATGCGCTTCACCGCCATCGAGGCGCTGCCGGCCAACGTCGAAGTCCTCCGGGCGAACCTCGCCGAGAACGGGCTGTCGGATCGCGTCGAGGTCATCTGGGGCGCAGCCGGCCTCGGGACGAAGGCCACGACCATCCGCTATGCCTTCACCGGACCCGGCGACTCGGAGACGCACCGCTACATCGGCAATCAGCGGATGGCCGAGGGGACCGGGTTCGAGGTCATCGAAGTCCCGACCTACGGCCTTGGGCGACTCGTCGGCAAGGGCGCCCGGCTCGTCAAGATCGACTGCGAAGGTTGCGAGTTCTCGCTGCTCACCGGCACCGCGCTGCGCCGAGTCGATGAGATCGTGGGCGAGTACCACGACGCCGGTATCGTCCGGCTCCTCGACAAGACGCACGTCGTCACCACCACCGGCACCGAGACCTTCGGGGCCTTCCGGGCGGTGCGGCGGTGAACATCCTGCTCCTGCTCGCGCACTCCATCGAGGAATACGACCAGGTCAGCCTCTTCGCCGGCCTCGGCTACGATGTCTTCAGCATCGGCGCCTACACCGACCCGGCGCACCCGACCGACGACAAGCGCCCGCCGCTGCCGCAGGTCCCCTACCACGCCGACCTCGCGGCGCTCGTCGAGGGCGACCAGTTCGCCCACAAGAGTTACCTCCCCGACGGGCTCATCGACTGGGCCGACGTCATCATCGCCCACCACTTCCTTCTCCCGCACCAGTTGTCGCCCGATGGGCCGGTCTACGGCGGGGCGATCGCAGGCAACTGGGACCGCATCCGCCACAAGCGCGTCGTCTGGCGCACGGTGGGCCAGAGCCTGCCGGGCACCGAGCGCGACATGCGCCCGTTCGTCACCGGCGGCCTGCAGGTGGTCCGCTACTCGCCCCGCGAACGCGAGATGGCGTTCTTCGCCGGCGAGTCGGCCCTCATCCGGTTCTATAAGGACCCGACCGAGTGGTCGGGCTGGACCGGCGAGGTCCACGCGGTCGGCAACATCACCCAGCACCTGATGGCCCGCGGCGACGCGACCCACGGCGACTTCTGGCGCGAGGCCACGAAGGGCCTGCCGACGATGGCCGCTGGGCCGGGGTCGGACGAGACCGGCGGGGTCGGGGTCCTGCCGTATGACGAGATGCGCGCCTACTTGCGCGGCATCCGGGCCTACCTCTACACCGGCACCCAGCCCGCGTCCTACACCCTCGGGCTCGTCGAGGCGCTGATGACCGGTACGCCGGTCGTGTCCATCGGCCCGATGGCGTGGGGCTCGTGGGGCTACCCGGAACTGTTCGAGGGTCACGAGCTGGCGTCCTATGCCAGCAACGACCCCACGGTCGCCCGCGCCCGCCTGTCCGAGCTGCTGGCCGACGAGGTCTTCGCTCGGCAGGTATCCGCGTCGACGCGGCAGCGGGCCATCGCCCTCTTCGGGCGGGATGTCATCGGCGCACAGTGGCGCGACTTCCTCGGTGCGCCATGAAGGTTCTCGCCGACTTCCACCACCACGACCTGTTCGAGTCGTTGCAGATCGTCTTCCGCGACCGCTTCGGCTGGGACCTCTACCGGCCCATCGGCATGGAGTGGTTCGACGAGGGCTGGTGGAACTTCGAACGGGAGTGGCACGGCGACGCCGTGGCCCGCCAGTACCTCACCCCGTGGGGCGATGACGTCGACCACGGCACGCACTCGACCCGGATCGACCCGAGCCACCCGGGGCGCGACTACTGGATGGTCACGGTCGAGCAGGCGAGGGCGCTGCGGCCCGACGTGGTCATCGCCAGCGTGGCCCACAACCACGAGGGTCTGTCCCGCTTCGCGGACGAGATCGGGGCGACCTTCGGCATCCACCTCGGCAACGTCCGTTTCAGCGTCATCG